TCCGCTCCGATAGGTTGCTGTTGCGCCTTCATAACAACTGGGTCCGTTGCCCGAAACGCGAAAAGGTTTGTCATGCACATTGCGCCGTAGCCCCATGCCTTCGTAAAAGCAATGCAGCGTCGTATAGTTGGGTCGTCAACGTTCTCATCAGCTGTCGAAGGATTCAGGCCAATAAATTGCACATACCCGTCTTTCATCCTGTTTCCACCATCGAACAGAAATTCAGTTTCAAATTCCCGCCACAAGGTATATCGGTATTTTCGATCTGGGCTAAATATGGATTCTCGTTTCACGATTATTGTTCGTTCTCCAAAGCCACATGCCCCAAGAGTCCATCCTGTGCCACACCTACCAAGTGCATTAATCCGCTATCGCGGGCCTCGGTAGGCCTTCCCGGTACGTCCCCACCTTCCACCAACACCGTACCCGACTCATCGATGGTTGATGGCCGGAACTTTGTCCAAGCCTGCTTATCCCAGTCCAAGTATGCCCGCTTTCGTTCATCGTAGTGGCGGCTGTTCATCATTTCTTCGTAGGCACCGTTCCCGCGCTCGCGGTCTAAGGATTTAGCCAGCAATTCGGCACTCGGTTTGCCATTCGTATCGACAATAACTAATTCGTTCTTTTTCAGCCATTCCCATTTTACGGCGATGCCCTTGCTTAAGATGCTGTCCATCTGTTTTTCAAATGATAGTCCGTGCCACCAAACTTTATTTAAGAACATCCGCTTTACTGTCCCGTTCGGTTCTGTGTATGTGCGAACTCCCGGCAATTGGTCGCAGGCATACGGCGCGGCTTTTCCTTTTAACGTCAATCGCTGCGTCGGCTTCGTGCCTTCACAAAGAAACCATGCCAACGGGATTTTAACATTCGCGTAAATTGTCCCTTGGTTGCCACCCACCATATCGTGAAACCTTACCGCCGCCTCCGCTACTTGATCTGGCATCCATGCGCAATCAATCAGCACTCGTGTGGCTGGCACGTTCCAATACATTTGCTGTGCCTTCACCAGTTCCCAAGAGAATACCCAACCACGCGCCAACTGAATCGAATTGCCATTCTTCTCAAATGCCCGTACTTCAAACCAGAATGCGCCTATCCGATGTTCGTCTTCTTTGGCGTCTAATGCCTTGTGGCAGTCCACCGTCATTTGTACACAGTGAAATCTGTCACCCATCATGGCGCGATATTTGGCAGGGTCATAACTGCTGAGACTGACCATCGTACTCCGGCGTAGGTCTAGCTTTTCATTGTAGAATACCGCTCGCTCGCTCAGGAACCAGTCGCGCATCTTTAATGGGTTGCCGTAGCTCTTGGCTGATTTTGCCGCCTGAAAATTAGTGACCGTGTTTTCAAATTTGTTATCCCAAGCCGCCTCGTAAGGTATGGTGAAACACACTTTTGCTGGTGTGCGCCATACCGGAATATCCCGATGCGTTTCCAAGATTCTGTATTCTTGATTGTACGTTTCACATATCGCCATTCGTTCCGCCCGCGTGTCGTTGATATGATGCCCACACCAGATGCATTCCCAATAAGCAGACCGCGCTATTTCCTCTATGGTCATGTCCTCATTTACATCCTCAAAGACGTGCCCGGTTAATTTTCGGCCGAACCGCATTCCGGCGAAACTACCGGGCGCTGGCGGTGTGGATACAAAGCCTGTCTCGCCACCGATGGTGATAGTGCTCACCTTGCGCGGTTCAAGCGGTTTGAAGTCCGCAGGGCGTCGATGATTCCAGTGATGCCATTCCCATGTCTGGACGCCGCCGCAAGCCGGACAATTCCATTCCAGCGGCACTTGATGAGCGGTCTTAGTTTCTGAATGTAAATCGCTTCCCACTTCACCCGCCTGTGATTCGTTCAGAATTTTGAACGTGTTTGGGTAACGATCTGTCCGCTTGAATCCCTTTTTAAGAAGTCCATCGGTGCCATGCTGCCATGCTTCGCTTATCCAAATCAACGGCCATGAAAGCGTGCTCACATTACCTTCATTCAAACCACAGACAAGCAGTTCTGCTCCCGCTATTTTGAACCATGTACCCGTCACATTATGACGGTTTTCTTTTACGCTTTCGGCCATCAGTTTGCTGATTTTGGGATGTCCCTTTAACGTATCCATCAACCGACGCGAACAAAATAAATCCGCCTTCCCGTCGTCCTCGAATAGCACCAACATCGGCAATAAGACGTGCTCAAAACAATATGGCACCCATAAATCACCCACCAAGCTCTTGAGAACTTGCGTTGCTCCGATCACGTTATTAACACGAACCGCTTCATCCAACATCGCCCGCAGCGGCCCTGCAATCTGCCGCGCACTCTCAATCTTGAAATGCCCGTTCTGTTCTTTGGGCATCGCATCGTATCCGCTGCCGCGAAATTGGAAACGCTTGGCGTTAGCAACCAAGTCCCCGCGAAATGTCTTGCCCTGAGCGGCGTAGATTTCCGCCAATAACTGTTCGTCCACTGTAGCGTTCTCTGGCATTATGTGGGCATCAGTTCGGCTTGCTCCGCTCGTTTTTCAAGTGCCGCCTTAACGTTCTTGCACGCCTGCTTATAGTACGTTTCCTTGATGTCGGCACCGATGCCTTTGCGGCCGTTCAATACCGCTGAATATACTTCGCTACCAACACCCATGAACGGCGTCCAGACTACCTCTCCGGGATTTGTGCGCAGGATGATGGCTCGGTCAATCACGTCCAGTTGCAGGGGGTGCGGATGCTTCTCGTCGTTGATGTCGCGGGCCTCATCGTAAGGCACTACGTTATTAATGCGGATGTCATCCCAAAATGAGGAAGCGTATTGACGCCAAATCCAGTGTGAGTATCGGTTTTCAGTCTGCTTTCCTTTATGCCCACGCCACGGCATCAGGTCACGAGGTATTTGCCGTTCACCAGAGTATTCCAGCAATCCAATTGGATGCGCCACTGGCACCTTGTTTTCGCCCTTGCGCCAGAACATCAGCAGCCGGTCACAGCTAGCAACGTCAACCAAGATTGAATCGTCAACAATTTGTTTGTGCGCTAGTCCTTTTGCCATCGTCCGATTCCGCACGCCAAGCGGCTCTTTCCAAATATAATGCGACCCAAGATAACGGAAGCCTTCTTCCGCATGCAACCGGATGATGTCACCCGGAAAATCAATCAACCCTGTGCCACAGTTCGCACCGCAACCCATCTTCGCCGTCGCGCCATTGCCCGTCCCCGGCACGTCCATGCAGTGCACCGCGCTGCAACGTCCGGGCTTCGTGAGTCGGAATTTCTCTTTCACCATGAATCTGTAGTGCTCGAAAAATTCCTGATAGCTTTTGCAGTTGGACATGTCCCGTTCATCAGACGAATAATTGTATAAACCGACGAATGGCAAACTGTAGATTGAAAAGTCCACACACCCATCAGGCAGCGACTTTGATACTTCAATGCAATCGCCATTGTACAGGGCGTAGTTGTCCGTGATTTCTTGATTTATAACCATGATGGCTTGGTGAGTTGATTGGTTGCTTTGTTTTCGTTTTTGATCTTCAATTCTTGGTTCATCAGTTCGACCAGTCTGGCGAACATGATTTCGGCAGCAGCAGATTTGCGCTGCAAATTCTTGAGCACCTTTACCTCCCCTTCGCTGGCTATCACATCGCCTGTAACTTTTTTCTTTTGACCGAAGCGCCAGAGACGCCGGACGCATTGATACCACATTTCAAATGAATGCGTCGGAAAGTATGTGAAGTAGTTTGCAAACTGCCAGTTCAAACCAAGGCCAGCTATCTCGCCTTTGGTAACCATCCGCTTCGCCTGTCCAGATCTGAATGCCTCGAATTTTTCTTCTTTGGCTTCATCTGAATCACTACCAGAAACTTGGATGGCATCGGGGATTAATTTCTCCAGCAGATCCCCTTCGTCGTTCAGTGAACACCATGCAACGGATTGTCCCTTGTGCTTGGCGTGAAGTGCCGCCGCTAATTCGCAGCGTTCCGTGATAGTGCGCCTCCGTTCCTTGCGCTGTTCGTCCATTGATACCGCCGCCATGTCGAAAAGGAAATCTGGATTCAGTGTGAGCGCCTTGACTATGTGCTCGTTCAATTTCAATTCCGGCAGGATGAACTTAGCATCATCAAATCCAAAGTCAGACGGCTTGCGACATGCCCTAGCCCACGAGCAAACCCACCGCCAGAAATCATGCTCCGCGTGTCCTCGAAAACGCCATTTCGCACCATCTTCTAACCTGTCAAAATTCTGTCCGCGATGCCGATATAAAGACGGATGCAAACTGTTCTGTGCATTCTTAAAGAAACGTCCAAGCATATCCATGTAACCAAGCTCCCCAAGGCATTCGGAACTTGTGCAAAGCTCTATGTAATCGTTCGGTGATGGTGTGGCAGTCCAAAGCTGGCGGTAAGGCAGACGCCGCATGAATTCGATGATCTGTTCTTTTGTGAATCCATCCGGGTTTTTTAATATCCCGCTCTCATCACATGTTCCACCAACGAAATCCGCCTGATTGAATAGGTGTAATTTTTCGTAATTTGTCAGGATGATTTTGGCGTTATCGGGATATTTTCCGTCTCTCGAAATGTGAACCTCGACGCCGAACTTATCCGCCTCTTTTTTCATTTGGCCGCACACCGCCAGCGGCATGATGATAAGAAAACGGCCATTCGTTTTCATCACCACGTTTTGAGCGCATACAAGTTCCATCGGCGATTTCCCAAGTCCACAGGAAAAGAAGCCAGCGAACCGGCCTTTGCGTAATCCCCATTCGACTCCGTATTTTTGGAAGTCGAAAAGAAAATCCGGCATCCAGAGCGGCTCGAAACCAAAGTTCCCGCTCATCTGGCTTTTGTTATCAATGAATGCTTGGTAATCCATAATCCTATTTTTTCTTCGTTATCCTTTTCAACGCCTTTTGACAGGTCTCTTCGTTGATCGACTGCAAACCAATCGTGAGGCTTTCGCGCAACGCCCCATCCATCACGGCATCGTACTTTCCGGTTATGATGTCTTGCGCTACTTTCAACCAAGGATGTTCGTCGCGGGTCATGCTGCTTATTTTATTTCCAGTTTGGCGGCTTCTTCCATCGCGGTTTCGCGCCTGTCGGTTATCGCTTTTCCTAGTTCAATGTCCCACGTCATAAACTCCGCGCAAATCTTGTCCGTCAGTTCCGCTTGCACCTTTTCGGCCTTTAGGATTTCTGCCAGTTTGTCCCGGCGCTTTACCGTCAATTCGCGTTCGTCCTCTGCGCGTACCATCAAATGTACTTTTTTTACCGCCGCTATGCCGGTAGCCAGTGCCACCGATCTATGCACAAATTCGTTTCGTTCCTGCTGCCGCTTCCATTCGTTATGCGCAAATTGTTTCCGCTTTTCGTCTTCGTGAAAATCTACTTCCGGCTCTGACGTATCGTTGGCAATCCCGTTTATGGGCGGCTTGTTCTTGTACCTCGGCAGTATCGTTTTCTCAAACCATG